GTTTGTGCATTGGTGTATCCAAACATTTCCTGTTGCTTGGATACCTTGGCAATTTGTTCCTTGTAGTCCTCGTAACTTGAGCCAGCGTTCTTGAGCGCGGTTTCCAACTTGGAATGTGACTGCTCGAACTCGTCAGCCATTTTGACAGAAGCAATTCCGACACCGACTGCGACAACGGTCAAGCCCATTAGCGCAGCCTTACCGGCAGCGGCTACCTTGCTAAATTTGCTCGAGCCTTCTTTTTCAAGAACGGCAATCTCGGTCTTGGCTTCGCCCATCTTGGTTTTGAATTCACCAATGTTGGCGCGAAGTTCAACGAATACTGGTGGCAACATGCTCATTAGACAATTCCACCCATCTTATTGACTGCTTTATCCCAGCCTTTTTCATAAGCCCTTGCCATCTTTGGCTCGGTCTCTTGAACTGCTGGTTTGAAAAATGGAAACTCTTCCTCGAGTTTTCCTTTTTTGAGAAGGTTGATGTTTCCACCGATACCGACACCGCCGATAACAACACCGCCTGGCCGAAGTAGCGGTCGCCTTCTGCCACCGACTCCCTTGTATAACGCGCCAGTCAATCGACCGGGTGGGCCTGAGCGAGGTCGATGGCGTGGGCCACCGACATTGATTGCTGGAGACTTGCCCACAGCACCGCGCTGATTCCAACGAGGTGCGCCACGAAGTTTGCGCCGAATCGCAAGTTTGAGAATGCGTTGATTCTCTTTCACTGCGAACCAAGTTGCCTTGTCGACTCTGGCTTCGATTGCTTCAGTTTCCTTGATTATGCGATTCGCACCTTTTACGAAAATCTGAATCCCTTGATTGGCCACAGTTACTCCTCAGCGTGTTTGTTTTTCACTCGCGTGAATGTGTCGTCAATTTGCAAAAGCCAATCGAGCATCGAAGCGGATTCGTTCTCAAGTTGGCTTGGCGTGACATGAAGCAAAGTGCAGAGCCTATAAGTTCTCAGCTGTTCTGGCAGTGCGCCTCGCACCGTTCCGCCCTCAAGCGCACGCTCTAAGCGTTTGAGGGCAGCGTGGGGGAACTTGGGTCAGTATCCTGTGCGAAGTTAGGCATCATCTCTGTGATGTCCTTGGCGGTTGCTTCCTGCAATAGGTAGTACTCGCCAGCAGGAAGGTCAAGCACAGAGTCCAAAGTTATTGGCAGGTCAAATGACCAAGCCGCCACTCGAGCGAGAATGAGCAAGTCATTCAGGTCGTTGAATTTGCTGAACAGTTCGCCATCGATGTTGGCTGCGAGTTCAGCTGCTGCCTGTTCTTGATTGCCTGCATTGTTTGCCAATGCCTCAGTGCCGTTGCTCTGACTAATGTCGAACAACATCTTTTCCACTGGTCGGCGTAGTCGTACCGGAACAGCGGCTGGATCGCGTAGTTCGGCCCAGCCGCTGTTCGATAGTTCGATTCTTGTTGTCATGATTACCCCTTGGTTTTAGTTGTTGATTAGAGTGCGGATTCGCTGGTCTGGTAGAAAATGGTCACTGGTGCATCTGTGCCGTTGTCGTAGACAGTGAAGGTCATTGCCAAGTCGATAACGCCAGGGCCAGAGACATTCGGTGTGTCAGCATCAAACTTGCAGGCTGGAAGCGTGATGCTCAAGGTGTCTGAGTAAGTCGAGGCAATGATTCCGCCAGTGAAGGTCAGTGCTAGTGCTGCGGTGCTATCTGCTAGGAATGCAGCGAGCAGGGTTGTGTCAGTGAATTCAGCAGTGATCTTGCCGGATACCTTGCGGAAGCCTGCAATGTTTGGCTCTGCCTTCGTGCCAGTTGCGCCCAAGTTGAAGCGGTCAACCTTGATGGCATTGTCAATGCTCACAGAGAAGTCTTTGATGTTAGCCACTGAAGTTCCGTTCAAGGTGATTGCACCTTGCGCGAAGTTGAACACTGAGCCACTTACCGGATAGGAAACAGTTGCGAGTGCAGTTGAGGTCACTAGCGACTTGGCATCGATGCCGAACTTGCCCTTTGCGATGTCACCATTGGAGACCGAAAGTTCGAAGTTGTTAATCTTGCAGCCTGCCAAGGTCTTTGGAGTTACTGTGCCACCGTACTGAGGAACGCCGACCTGAGTTGTGAAGCTCTTGCCATAGGTGTCACCTAGCGTGAATGTGTATGAGTAGACACCCGAGGACACTGTGGTCGCTGATGGTGTTGAGCCAGTTGCGTATGAAAGCAACAGTCCAAGACCGCGAGTTGGCAGGTCAAGTTCTAAGTCACCGCCAGCATCGGTTGTGGTTACAACTCGACGCTGTGATCGTGGAAGTTGTCCACCTGCGCGAAGGCCCATGCCTTCAGCGGTCTTTTTGCGATAAGCAAGATTCTCGCTGTTGAACTCGTAGAACCGTGTGACGGTCACGCTCGTTCCGTATGATGATTCAGTGGCGACCCCAAGGGATGCGCCAATACCTGCACCAATTGCCATTATTTTCTCCTAGTTACTTCTCAGCGTTCGCTGGGTCGGTGGTTGAATCTGCGACTGAATCAGTTGCAGGTGCGGATGATTTTCCCCCAGCTTTGCTGCCATCGCCTGAAGCCCAAACATCTGTCTGCTCGAGCATGCTCGCAGCAATCTCGTCTGGAACTTCTACGGTTTCGCCGTAGGCAATGACACGATTCAAAACAGGCACATCCAAGTCGCCCTGAGTTGAAATGTTCTTGACTTTCGCCACTTGTTTCTCCTTATGTTCGCGCCGTGTAGGCGATGGTGAAATTTATTACAACCGCAGTGCCTGCGGTATTTTGCCGATACGAGGTGGAGTGCGAGTCGATGTATGAATACAAGCAAGCACCGGCAAAACTTGAGTCTGCTCGAACTGCGGTGTCCGCAGCTGAGAGAAGTTGAAAGGCTCGGGTTCGGCGATTGGCTAAACTGCTTCCGCCATCCCATGCCCACAGGAAGCAATCGACTGTTCCAGATTCCATGAGTTTCTGATTGCCAAGTTGCAATGGTTCTTGGCGAACATTGCCAGCGACAACTTCGCCGTCATCTGTGCCGTCATGTCCGACCGCGATTGCATCGCCAGGGTAACTGGAGTCAATCTCAGGGCCGTCAAAGATGCGCACACCTGATAGGGCAGAACTGTTCTGAAAAGCCGTCAGAATGCCGTTTATGACCGTTGGTAGGGCAGTGGTAGCCATTACGCCAACCCCGGCAGACTGGCAGGGTCGAGCAACTCAAGCGCACGCCTCGGGATGCTGTAACCAGTGCCAGGAATAAATTCATCGCCAGCGATTGCGCGGTTCATGACATTTGCGCCACCGCGTTGGGTAAGCCATAAGTGGCGAAGGATTTCCAACACACCTTGCTGAACCGCTGGCGGTGTAACTGTGAAGCCTGCGACATAGGTCACGAGAACGCTATTCACACCGCTTGCCCAGTAGCCGTATGCGCCGTATGAACCAGCAGACAGGCTCGAGGTCGATAGGCGATAAAGCCGTTGCCCAGTCGGATCAAGTTGATACTGGCTCGAGTCAAGCAATGCGCCGTTCTCGTAGACACTGGTCACGCTGATAGCGCGAGGATTGCGCAGGCGAAGTGCATCGACATTGCCGTCATAATTCTCTGAGGTAATGGTGCGCCGACCTAGAACTGCGCCGACATAGTTCTCGGCGAGGTCTTGAGCTGCATCGATGAATCGGCGAATCTCCTCTTGGTTGGCAGAAGCCGCTGGAATGTTTAGGTGTTCCAGTGCCATGTCATAGGAAATGACCGGCAGAGTTGTCAGGTCGCGGACTGTGAACTCGTCTGTGAAGGCACTGGCATTCGTGCCAGTTGCCACCCAGCGCACCACATGACGGCCAGACTGCGTTGGCGTGTAGGCGATGTCATAAAGCCCTGCGCCTGAATTGGTCACGCTTGGCGTGGCCGATGTGCCGTCTGGCAGTGTGACAGTGCAGACAACCGCAGTCGCATTCTGGGCAGTGCCAGAACTATTTGTGATTGTGATGCCAAGGGCAACAACATCACCAAGGTCGAATGAAGCCATTTGCTTATCTCGCTTTCATGGATGCGCTTGAAGTTGTTCGAGGTGTAACGGTTGAGCCAGTCACTGCTCGCGCTGATGCCGTGCCATTGGTTGAGCCTGGCTGGTTGTAAGTGAAGTGTGAATTGTAGGCGAAGTTCGAGTTGTAGTTGATCTTGCCAGTGGTCAAGGTTGCGGTGACAGTGCGAGGACTTATCGAAGTTTGAGCAACCACAATGTCACTTCACTTTCAGGCTGGTCTTGTCGATGGCGATGTTCGCAGCTTGTAGGCAGTCGCCATAGGAATCATGATCTTGAGTTTTGCAACCTGCTCGGCAGTTGGGATTCATTAGAGAGCAGCAGTCCTTGAAATCTCAATTAGGGCAGTGCCGTCAGAAACATAGTTGATAACAAAATACTTGCCAGAGACTGTGCCTGTCACAAGTGTGGATGTTGAAAATTTGAAGTTAGTGCCAAATGTAATTGTTCGTGATGTTGTGCCACTTGTCAGAATGATTAGGCAACACAATGCCCCTGCTGGTGGTGGTCCTGCGGTTACTGTGAAAGAACCAGTTGGCGTGAGCTTTATGATATTCTTGCCACTGCTTAATGCAGGGAATAGGTTTAGACCTGTTGCAGAAGTGATGGTCTGATACGAATGATAAACTGTTCCAGTAGAACTTATGCCCTGACTGCCAGCAGATAAGCCTTGTGCAGAGATTGTGTTATTGCCAGCACTGATGCCACCAAATGCAAGATTTATTCCACCGCCCGCATCAATGGTGACAAGGTTATTTGAAAAGTCAGTAGGGCTATTAATGGTTAGAAAATTAGCAGATTGACTAGAACCAACAGGTGCGTTAATTGTTAATGGAACTGTGGTTGCTGCATCAGCCGTGACAACTACTGCGCCACCACTTGTGACACCGCCAACACCTGCGGTGATGTTGCCAGTCGTGCCAGTCTTAACAATGTTTGAACCTGCGCCTGATGTAGTTACACCAACAGAAGTGACTGCACCTGTGCCGTTACCGATTAGAGCATTGCCTGCAGTAAAAGTTGTTGCGCCTGTTCCACCATTACCCACACCCAAAGTTCCAGTGATTGCACTTGTGTTAACTTTGTTACCAGTAGTGATAGTGTTCAATGAACTATCGGAAATGTTTGACAAAGTATTTGTTGAACCATCAACGCTTTTATTAGTTAAAGTATTTGTTGAGGTTGGTGTAACTAAAGTATCTGATGCTGGAATGGTTGTTCCACGAACTGAAGTAACATTTGGAAGCGATGTTGTTGTGGTGTAGACACCATTGGTCACAGTG